CAACTGTACCCTGGATTGTGTCCAGGAGTGTTAGCCCTGTGAACACACGCATTGTGAGAAGCTTTTCTTCATCTCTCAATGTAGACCAAGACTGTACGTCATTGGCTAGTGGAACTTTCTCAGGTAACCAAAAGTTGGCTGTGAGTCTGTTCCAGACCTCTAGGTCAATTGGATCTTCTAGTTTATTCCAGTTAACTGGACGTGTAATTGCTTTCATATTTTCTCCTCCTACAACATACAACTTACACACTCTGCAACGTCAGTGCCTTCTAGAGCCATCTGTCGGATGCGGATGTAGTAAATTGTCTTGATGCCTTTCTTCCATGCATAGATTTGTGCTTTATTTACGTCACGAGTAGTCGCAGTATCCTTAAAGAATAGTGTCAGAGATAGTCCCTGGTCTACGTGCTGGGTTGCAGCAGCATAGACATCAATGATTTTCTCTGGACCAATCTCATAGGCATCTTGGAAGTACTCTCGGTTGTCGTTAGTCAAGTATGGTGCTGGGTAGTAAACACGACCCATTTTACCTTCCTTGCGAATTTCAATCTGTGATGCAATTGGGTGAATCGAACTGGTTGAGTTGTTGATGTAACTGATCGAACCAGTTGGAGGTACAGCCTGAAGGTTCTGGTTGTAGATACCAAACTGCATTACGTTCTTTGCAAGATACTTCCAGTCTTCCTGTGTAGGAACCTTGACTCCAGCATCTGCAAAAATCTTAGCAACCTTATCAGTCTTTGGCTTCCATTCCTGTGCAATGTACTTGGCGAAGAATGCTCCATCGGCATACTTAGATTTTTCAAAGCCATCGAATGCCTCTCCACGCTCTACAGCAATCTTGTTAGACGCACGTAGTGCATAGTATAGAACAGTATAGAAATAGATGTTGGTGAAGTCAATAGACTCTTCATCACCATACATAATTTCTTCTTTACCAAAGTAGCCGTGAAGGTTCATCTGACCTAGACCAATTGCGTGAGACTTCTTGTTACCATCGGCAATTGAGGTGACAGACTGAATGTCGCTTAGGTCTGATACAGCAGACAATGCACGGATGGCAGTTTCGATTGACTTACCAAAGTCCTCTGACTTCATTACGTTTGCAATGTTTAATGATCCTAGGTTACATGAGATATCCTTACCCACCTGGTCATAGCTTAGGTCAGCATTGTAAGTGGTTGGTGTGTTTACCTGCAGGATTTCAGAGCATAGGTTAGACATGTTGATACGTCCATCAATTGGGTTAGCATCATTAACAGTGTCTTCATACATGATGTATGGATACCCTGACTCAAACTGAAGTTCAGCAATACGCTCAAACAACAGGCGAGCCTTGATCTTGCTCTTCTTGATTTCTGGATTATCTACAAGTTCCTGATACATCTCTGTAATTGAGATATCGCTCATAGGCTTTCCATAGACACGCTCAACATCATAAGGTGAGAATAGATACATGTCGTCACCATTCTTGGCAAGCTCAAGAGTAATATTAGGAATTACTACACCAATGCTGAGAGTCTTGATACGCATCTTCTCATCTGCATTCTCTCTCTTAGTATCAAGGAAGCGTAGAATGTCTGGGTGGTGAGCGTTTAGGTAAACTGCCCCTGCACCCTGGCGAGCACCAAGCTGGTTGGCGTAGGAGAAAGCATCCTCAAGCATCTTCATTACAGGGATGATTCCAGATGACTGGTTCTCAATCTTCTTGATCGGAGCACCAAGTTCACGGATGTTAGTCATGTTTAGTGCAACACCGCCACCACGCTTTGAAAGCTGTAGTGAAGAGTTTACTGCACGAGAGATTGACTCCATGTTGTCTTCGATGCGAAGCAGGAAGCAAGATACATACTCTCCACGCTGCTTTTTACCAGCATTAAGGAATGTTGGTGTTGCAGGTTGAAAGCGACCAGTGATTATTTCATCAATAATATTTGGAACAAGTTCACGGTCTCCACGAGCAAGCATGAGTGCGTTCATTACAACACGGTCCTCAAATCGCTCTAGGTAGCGTTCACCATCAAATGTCTTTAGTGCATAACCTGTGTAGAACTTATACGCTCCAACAAATGTTGGGAAGCGGAACTTGTATCCATATGCCCTCTTGAACATATCCTTGATAAACTCAAAGTCATACTGGTCCAGAATTTCTTCTTCGTAATAATCATTCTTAACTAGATAGTCTAGTTTCTCTTCAAGGCTGTGAAAGAATACGGTGTTAAGGTTAACGTGGTCCAGGAAGTAAGCTCGTGCTGCCTCCTTGTCCTTGTTGAATTGAATCTTGCCATTTTCGTCATATAGATTCAACATTGCATTTAGTTCGTGATAACTATACTGTGGTGTCATTTAACATCGCCAGCCTTTCTTTTACTTTGTCTACGTCGTCCTGTGTACCGAAAATTTCAACCTTAGCTAAAATTGGTACACCTGTTTTTTCGGAAATCATCTCTGCAGCTTTACAGAAGTGTTCACCAAAGTTTGTGTTGCCCATACCGATTACTCCTCTGAGGAGTTCTCTGTTCTCTGGAACATTTAGGAATGCCTTGACCTGCCTTGGGATCGCAGAGCCTTCTCTACCGCCTCCGTAAGTTGGAACAACAAGTACAAAAGGATGTATAGCCCTAATAGGGTCAGAAATGGTACTAGCAGTTCCAATTGGTATCCTTAATGCATTGTCGGTTATCTTCTCTACGAAGCGTTTGGTGTTTCCAGAATAGTTAGAAAAGTACACAATCTCTAGTGACAATTGTGCTCCTATCTCAATTTGGGTTAGATATCTATTCTACCACAATGTTTAAACTAAGTCAATGTTGAACTGACGGAGATAGTCGTCAACTGCTGCCCTTGGGGCGTGGATTACGTTTCTTTGATCAAAGTCTTCTATGTTGGCTGTTGGCTTGCGATCACGGAACTCATGGATTTCAACCATTTGATTACGGTCACGAGGAGTGTGTGAGATAGCACCAAAGATAGCACCACATACAGCATCAGCCAAGTCCTTGGAAGACTTGCGAGGGTGGTCTACACGGTTATTCTTTACAATCTTTAGCTCAGTCAACTCTTCGAACAAAAGTTCGATAGATGGCATAGCTAGACGCTCTTCATAAACAAGCATAGCCATGTCCTCATAGTGCTTCTTGGCAACAGAAACAGTTTCAGTACGGATACCGACAGCCTTCAACTCGTTTTGGATATCAAAGGAGTTCCAACGGTCAAAGCTAACCATACCAATATCAAAGCCAATCCTGCGTAGGTTCTGAATCCATTGCTTTACTTCTGACAGGTTTACAGGACCCTCTCTACGAGGCTCCCACCATGCTACAGCATCTACCACTACCACTGGAACTACTTGTTCGTAGTCTTTCATTACCTGGACTGATACCCACTTTTCTACGTGAGCAATGGCAACAGCACACTTGTCGTGTCGCTGTGCAAGGTCAGCATGTACATCTTATCTGGGTCTGGCACAAATGTTTCGTCGAAACGTCTAGAGTGATCTAGTGGGTTTCGCAGGGTCATAGTTGCACGAACCTTTTCCTGTTGCTTAAAGAACGCATCTGATGCAAAGGTAGGGACACAGGCAAAACGTTGCATGGCATCCCCCATGTCTGTAAAGAATGAAATCTTAAAGTCTTCAATACTTCTTGTAGGGTTAATTACCCAGGTAGGTCGTTTAAGAGCGAACACTCCTGGATATTTGTAGGAAAGAACTGTGTCTTCGTCCCACTCAATTTCAAGTGTGTTTCCATCAGCATTCTCTGGCAAGTCCTCATTCATAATAAACTTGTGATGCTTTGTTACAACTTCCTTTTCTGCAATTACTGCGTCATAACGCTGAGAGATAAAGTCTCCAGGATAACGAGGGAATGATAGCAAGGCTACCTTGCCCAGGTCAGGAAAGCGAGAGTCTACAGAAGCACGGAAGGCTTTGTAGATGTTATCAGCAGTCTTACCCTGCTCATTACCAGTTCCAACCTCTTGTGCGAAACCAGAAATCTCATCCAGAACAGCCAGGATAAGGTTAAGACCCTCATGGCTTTCACGCTCTGAGTGACCAGAGTAAACAGTAATAGACTTATCAAACTCAATTGATTCTGCCTTAGCATAGAACTTACCAGCAAACCATGGTGAGCGTTCGATCTTAGACTTAAATCCTTTGAAGAAAACGTTCTTAGCCTGTTGTGCGTTAATAGCAACGTTAATAATATCAATAGCGTCACCGCCTGGCTTTCCAAAGTATCTTGCTGGATCTTTTAAACAAAGAAGTTTATATACAATATATGCACAAGCAACAGTAGAAGTAAAGTCCTTACCGCTACCCTTACCAAGCTGTAGAATAACTTCGTTCTTCGTGTATTTTTTATAATAGCGTCTTCCTTCTTCCTCGCCCATGATGTCAATAACATCTTCAAGTTTATAGATCTGGCTCATAGCCTCTACAATGTCATACTGGTGTTCTGATAGTGGTGGCTGTCCTAGATAGTCTGTACCCTCAACGAATGTCTTAGCATCTACAGGCATTTCATCGAAGTTACTATTTTTTAGTACTTCAAAGAACTCATTGAACATTGACAACGGTAATTACCTCTTTGCTATTGGATGAAAAGGAAGATAGTCTTCGCATGATTTCATCACGTACTTGTGGATACTCAGAGGCGATGTCTCTAAGAATACCCACCAAAATTTCTTGCTTGCGTTCAATCTCTAGCATCTCTTCTGCTAGTTCCTTGTTCTCAAGTAGACCAGCCTTCTGTAGCATTTCGATACGAGTCTTCTCAATATCCATAACTAGTTTAATAGATGCATTCTTTGCAGCAAGGTTTGCTGTAGTGGTTGCATCATCCATAACCTCATAGGCTTTTTGAATAAGTTTATTGTAGTGGGTATCTGCCCCAGCCAAGGCTTCTTTAGCACGAGCACGAATAGCGGCATTGTCAGAAGCCATTGCTCGCCACTCATTGATGTAAGCCACAACCTTTTGACGTGGCATTGCAAGCTCTTTGGAAATCTGGGTTGGCTCATTACCTGCAAGATACTTCTCTACTACCTTGTTTACTTCATCAAGGTGCTCTACTGTTAGGTCTTCAAAGTTACTCATGCTGAAACCTTCTTGGTTCTCTTCTTAGGGATACGCTTGACACGCTCAATCACGAATGATCTGAATGCCCCTGTTTGCCCCCTGTGTGTTTCAAAGCAGTCAACCCAGGTTGCACCTGTTGTCTTATTAGTTGTAACGCTTTCAAATTTAAATCTCATGCCGTACTCGCCAACAATCTTGATTAGGTCTCCCTTTTCAATAGTGAAGTTGCCACTCTCCATCTCGTATACACGAGAGAAGTTGGTCTCTGGAACTGGTGCTTGTAGTTTCTTTCTTGCCATTATCTCTTAGACTTCCTTAATCCGAATTTAGCTAGGTAAACATAAATGGTCTCAACGCTTGTCCCACATTCCTTAGCAATTTGCTCAGGGGTTTTCTTATCCATGTGGTAACGCTTTTTTAACCATGCTTCACTAGTATACAGCTTTGCCATTACTTTGTCAACCTTTCCCAGTTATTAATTGCGTAGTGACCAATTCCAATTGCGTCTGCTACGTCATTATCTTTAACTATCCTATCATATTGTACCTCAATGAAATGGATGGTTTTCTGTTTACGTTGTTCTCTGACCTGTGTTTTGATCCATGAGTCAGACTTGCCAGGGTTGTCTAGCTTAATCTTGGCTAGCTCTTCCTTGCTTGGTTTCTTATTGCCTATGTAGTTCTGCCATGTAATTGGTGCTACGGACTTGATTTTACGTACCCCAGCAGCCCCCAGGATGGCTCCCTGGACCAGTGCAAGGTCTGCAGCAGTCTTAGGGCTATTCATAAACACTGTGTGTTCTATGACGATTGCATCGATGTCTTTGGCATACGTGTCGAAGAAGGCTTTGATCTTTGCACCAGCATCTACTACCTTTTCATAGGTAACAGTACCAACAAAGTTTACCTTACCAAAACAATCTAACTCTCCACCATCAAAGATAGAGAAGGCAAGACTATTAGTAC